AAAACCAGTAGTGGTGACTGTACCAACCGCACTGGTAGCCTCTACACCATTTAAAGTTTCAAAAGTATTACCAATTGCAGATGTTCCTGCTACTCCAGTAACAGATATATTGGCTGCTCCATTAATAGTGACTGATCCAATAGCAGATGTTCCTGCTACTCCAGTTTGAGTTTCAAAAACATTACCTAAAGCAGTTGTACCTGCTACACCTGTTGGTGATATATTGGCTACCCCAACTACAGTGGTAGATCCTACAGCACCTGTGCTGGCTAAACCCGTTACAGAAAGGTTTGAATTAGCGGTAATGGAAACTGTGCCAATAGCACTTGTACCTGCAACCCCAAAAACACCAATCTCACCTGCACCTGTAATAGCTACAGAGCCAATGGAAGCTGTTGCACTAGGAAAAACGCCCTCACCATTCCAAGTGCCTGTATTCCAAGCAGTTAGAGAGCTATTCCATCCTTTAAACGCAACAACTGTCGCCATTAAGCAATCCTTATAATCGCATTACTTGCATCAGCTGTAGGGAACACAATCGTAAAGTCACCACTACTGGCTGCTTTATCTGCACCAAAATCTAATACAGCAACGGAAGGATCTCCTGTTGCAGTCTCATTAAATATTAAAGCACCTCTTACACTACTGATAGTAACATTGCTAAATGTCTCATCAGCAAAGTCTACTAGTGCTGTTGTTCCACTTGCAGTAGGTGTAACAGGATTAAGTGCTTGACCTTTAGCTGAGTAGTTAGTTCCACTAATCTCATTACTAGAGGTATAAGCTGTGGTAGACGCAGTAAAAGAAGCATTGTTATCATATAGTGCTATATTAAACGTATTACCAGTTGTTGCTGTAAAGTTATGAACACCTTTTAAAAGTTCTGTTTTAAAAGATGTACATAAAAAGTTTCCCGTAAAAGCCATATTACATTCTCCTTATATATTCTGCTAGTTTGGGGTTGCCGGAATCTTTAATCGCATTATACACAGTTGTTCTATCACTTTTAATAGCTTGCTTCATATATATTGCAATAATTTTCTCCATTTCTTTTCGATAAGCATGAGCTTGATCTCTAATAGCAGGATGAGCATTGTCTGAAATTCCAATAATTTTATTGACACATCTTTCTGCAACTTCCTCTGGAGTTTGTCCTCTATTATTTGTTGTCTGTATTTGCACAGAAAAATTGTTACCCATGGATAGAGACTCTGTAAACATTATGATCTAGCCTTTCTAATTGGACCCATTGTATATTCATCCATAACTTCTTTTGCCTCCCCTAAATTCTTTAATCTGGCTATCGCTTCTATAAATCTATTATTATACATAGTCATAACATCTGCGTCACCTTTCATATAAATATAACATTCTATTAAGGATCCGTAAAGTAAAGCTATTTCTGCGTTTGTGCTTAACCAAGATTCTGTAGTGTCTGAGGTAAATGAAGATAAAGTCGTAGAAGCACTTGAAGTGCCTCCTGTTATAGTCTCGGTAGCTGTAAAACTATTTAAAGGAACTATAACAGTCATAGTAGTACTAGAGGGTAAACCTGTAATTCTTGCAGAAGCACTTGAAGTGCCTCCTGTTACAGTCTCACCTACAGAAAAAGATGAACTACTACTAACAGTAAGAGTAATTGTGCTATCTGTTAAACTTGAAGGTCTATAAAAATAACTTAAATCAACCGTGTACCCACTATTAGGAGTAGGTGCTATCACAAAATTATCTACATCAAATTGTGCATAATATCTTGGTACACCAGTTGTAGAAGGGTTTGGTGTGTATGTTTGTACAAATTCTTTTTCTTTAAATTGTAAATACACAAACTCACTACTATTTGTAATTGTTAGAGCATTGGGTGCTAAAAAATCACTAGGACACGCTAAGTATTGATTACCAGAGGTCATGTTTCCAGAAACATTTTTTTCAAAAACATTTAGTTGTACGTTTTTTAGTATACGTTCTTCTGCAAGCCTAATAAACAAATCAAGATTATTAACAAAACTTGTCTCTGTGTTTTCAGTATACTCTTTTAAAGCATTTCTTAATGTTGTTAATGTAAAGCTCATGGTGTATTTGCTTGACCTCCCATGCCACTATGATTGGTACAATAGTAATACAATGTTGGTGCGCCACTAGCAACGGTTATTTGTGTGTAAGCTCCTGAACTACCCGGTGTGCCATTAGTTGTAACTCCTGTTGTATACTCGGAACCACCTCCATGTGTGCCATTTGCAGTGGTTGAAAAGCGGAGAGGATGAGTAGAATTGCTTGAATCTGACTGATCAAAACGATAAGTGCCACCTTCATTAAGAGTTAATGTTGGAGAAACACTTCCATCAATGTAAAACTTATTTCCTGTACCATAACTATTCGTTCCAGAGGCAACTGTAACTGTATAAGTAGCAGTTAAAGTGGTAACAGACACAGTTCCTATTGCAGTAGTTCCAGCTAATCCTGTTACGTTAACGGTAGCATCAGGAGTGGTAACAGACACAGTTCCTACTGTAGCAGTTCCAGAAACTCCTGTAACATTAACTGTCTCATCCTCATCTGGTATAGTAATACTAACTGTTCCTATAGCAGAGGATCCTTGTACGCCTGAAACATCTGCTGTATTTCCTATAAAATCAGTAACTGTAATTGTTACACCACCAACATCTGCTGTAGGAACAAGATTATTAGTGGGAGTAATACCACTTATGGTTCTAAATCCTACAGGATTAAAGCCATGTTGTATTGATCTTTCTTCAGTAAGATTTGTTTCAGGACGAGCATCTCTTAATGCTTGAGGGTCAGGATAAACTTTAGGGGGTGTTAATTGAGGTTGTTTTGGTTCAAACTCATCTGGACCAACTAAAGAGCCAGTCCATTCTTTTTTCATATCTCTTAGTCTGTATCTAAATCCAGATCTATCTGATATACCATAAGATCTCTTACCACTAGCATATGGCATTACACCCTCAAATAACTTAGACTAGGTTGAAGTTTTAAAGGAGTTCTACCTTCATCCTCATCTGCAGCACGTTGAAACTCTTCTTCATATACTGTTTTTAAAATTTGTATGCGTTCTGGCGCACGTTTTAAAGATAAGTAGTAAGCTAATCCTGCAACCATACAAGGAAAAAACCGAAAAGGCATATCTGTAGTATTCGTTAGTGCGTCAGCATCTTGTATCCTACGAACATAGTAGTATTCAATCGTATCAGTAGAGTTTTCTGGAACAGACCAAAGATTTATTATTGGTGCTATTTGTCTATCAAAATAATATTGACTTGGTCTACCTTGTGTTGTTTTGTTTGGTATTGTAGCATACTCTCCTCTACTGATTCTTTGTAAATCAAAATCAGTACCATCTCTTCTCAGTGTGACTTCTAATATGTCAACTATATCATCTGAAGTAAAAGTGTAGGAAGAGGTTCCTTGAGTTAAAGATAACGTCTCTGATTTTACTGTCCAAAGATTTAAACCACGATTAGCCCATTCTGCAAACATGAGATTTAAAGATCTTCTAGCAGTACGAGCGTCATAACCCGTTCGAACCTCTAAGCCACATCTCTCATAGGCTTCTTCAATAATCTCTCCAACATCTAAGTTGAAATCTCTTGATCCAGATGTAGTCATTTATTAACTCATATGTGGTTTTTGATTCGTTTTAGTCATAACAGCACCACCATTCTTGTAGCCTTTTACCATACCACCTTTTTTCATATAACCCATTTTGTTACGAACCTCTGGAGGTAATTTAGCCAATCCTGGGTTTTCCATTTTATTTACGGGTTTTAACTTTTTTTCCATGTTTAGCTCCTTTTGGTCTTCCTCTTTTACTCTTTTCTCGATCTACATGAAACGATTGTGGTGTTTCTGTACTAGCTCCAGAACCTAAGTACTTAGGTTCATCATTTTCTTTTTTCTTCACTCCGGGCAAAGATGCAGCCATAGACATAAGTGTGTCTGATACTGATATTAATATATTTTTTAAAAACCTTATCATATTAATCATCCTGTTCATAGTCTGCGTATAGATTATCAAAAGTTATATTTGGGTCAAGATAACTATTATGTATCTCTGCTGCGTGAAGGTGTTGACTTGGTTTAAAATCAGGAGGACCCTCACCTGTTTCCCATAAAGCTGGACTTGTAGCTCTAACTCGATTGTTGGGTAAAGCAACAATATTACCTGTCCATTCTCCTGCATCTGTTAACTGTATGACATGACTTTGTTTATGTTGTGCAGGGTCATCCGAAATATGACTATCTGTATAATCTACAGTAAATAGGTACTTCCCTTCATAAAAATCACCATCAATTTTGCATATCCATGGAGAGGAACTTACTCTTTCCATATTTATAACAGAGTGATTACGTGAGCTACAATCCCAAGGTTGAACAAGATGTGTCTCCATTAAAGTAGGCCACTCTTGTAAAGGTATGTCTGCAACCAAAGCTGTAATAGGCATTCTCGCCCACATAGCTCCACCATGAACAGTATCTTCTGGTTCTCCATCTGCTTCACATCCTGTAAAAACAATTTGAAAACTCAAACATCTATCAGGTATCGTATTCACAGCAATAGCTAAACCATGAAGAAACTCACCATGATATCTTAAATGATTACAGGTAAACTCTCTTCGCACCCAACATTTAAAATGTGGAATGTTACTTATTAAGTATGACATTAGCCTTTAGATATTTTATAACCCATGTTTTTAGCGGCAGCTCTAAGTTGCGGCAATGACATACCTACTTTACCACCATTACGCATACCTTTGGTCATAACCTTACCACCGTTCTTCATGCCTTTGGTTTTTACTTTACCACCATTACGCATACCTTTGGTTTTTACTTTACCACCGTTCTTCATGCCT